GGTGTCCCAGTGCTATTACGATTGGCATATTCTGCACGATCATAAAACGGTCCGCCGACACTGTATCTCAAATAACTGCTGTGGTCATCTAAATACTTCCAACAACTGGCATCGATACACATGGTATGAAAACCCTGTCTGCGCTGATCAGCAATGATTTGTTTGCGCAGATCAATGTTTCGACCACCTGTATTGGTAGTGGCCCAGCCCAGCATCACTGCCAGTCTGCTGGGTGTGTATCGGTGTTCCCATTCTACCACAACCGAATCTCCCGAGGCACGCACTCCCTCGGCAAAACTTTCTAAACACTCAATTTTTCTTGTGTGTTTTTTTGGGTTAGCTACCGAACTGATGTAAACCACACAATCAACCACCTTGCAATATTCTCCAGGCTGTGCCATCACGCATTTCTGCTTCGGTGAATTGGCAATAGGCCATGTGTCTGGCCCAGGCTTCTACTTCATCCAAACTGGGGACACGTAGGTTTTCTATTTCACTTATGCTTTGACTACACAGCGGTGCGGCTGCATTTGGGCCTAAGGTAATGGCTGGCTTACCGTGTAGCAGGGCTTCGCCTGCGGCAATACTGGAAAATGTGACCAAACAATGTACATCACGATCCAGGGCCATTTCTATGGTATCATTGTTGACTCTGGTGCTGCGACTTTGTTTGGTGCGTATTATTACAGGTCGGTCAGTGTGTGCGCGAATTTCAGCTTGTACGGTTTCTAACCAATCCTCAAGTATGATATCATAGTTGTTGAGTAATTTTTGACTGGGAGGAGCCAACAGTATGCTGGTTCCTCGAGTCATCTTCTGCAGCTTTACTGAGGTTTTTTTTAATCTGTCCCCGGGACGGTCAACAATGTCTCCAAACCATTGCACATCATTTTTTGTTATTCTGTGATAGAGTTTTTTCTTGCTGTTGCCAAAATATCCAGTATCAATATAAAAAAAATCTCGCCCGGCTTCACGACATGCTTCCATCTGTTTGCGTTTGGTAATACCACGCAACACCACTGGAGTCATGTTAAATTCTTCTCGAGACCAGTTACTGATTTGACCACCAGCACCTTGCACAAAACTTTGCAGGATAGGATCGTACATGTGACCTTTTCTTTCATATCTGTATTCACTATCAGTGCTTACAATGTTGTTGACTGGTAGAGCCGAGAGTTGTTGACTCAAGGTCTCAAGTGTGATGCCATAAGTGAATCCTGCAGGATCCACTCGATATTTCAGTATGTTGTCGAATATTGTGCGTATTTCTGGTACCACCTGGTCTAACACATGTGGTTCAACCGCAGCTGGTGATTCAGGCGTAGGCAGAACATATGTGGTCTCGTCTTCTTGTTCCCAATCATTCATTGTGTGTTCTTTGTTGGCAGTGGTCAGTCAGTGTGCGTTCATGATGCCATTCTTCACCTTGTGGTGTGTCATGGAATTCATCAAAGCATGGAGTACCCAAGGTATAGTGCAAGAGCTTGGCGTCAGGGTTTGGTCCGTATTCATCAGGCAACCAATTCCATTCTGGGGGTAGCTCGCCTATACGGTCATTGTCGATCCAGCTAAATCTATGCAGTTCTGCGCCTGTGCTGTTTTGTACAAACTCAGGAGTCAACTTGCGATTGGGAAAACTGTTACAGTTCCACAAGATCACACTTGACCAGTTCTTTCTTGGATAGTCTTCGTTCTTGCTGCCGAGATACTTTTCAGTCATGCGTGTTTTGTAGTCATGTTTGACAACCATGACATCATTGTAGGGATTTTGTAAATTCCATAACTCTATAATATCGCCACGCAGGATCATGTCGCCGTCAATGAATATGGCCCAACCCGAATAGTCCATCAGGTGTGGCACAAGGAATCGTGTGTAGATAAAATGATTGCTGCCGTCAGTGTGTGTCTCATCATAGTCTTGAAACAGGTTCAAGGCCACAGGCACAATGGCCACTGACCGACTGGCATGTCTGATGATTGAGTTCACGCACACATGATAGGCCACTGCTTCTCTGGGATCGTAGCCCACAAAGATAGGAATTGGTTTCATTTCTTACGTTCTATATCTTCTTCAACACAGCGCTCGCCGTATTGAATTTCAATCAACTTCAAGGGCTGATCTGTTTCGTTGCACAGTTGATGCCATTCGTTTACTGCAATAAATGTGTTTTGATGCATGGTCAAATAGCACTTGACTTCTTGATCAGTACTGGCGTCATCCAAGGTGTATACTGTGGCCGCACCCTCAGCCACAAACCAAAACTCTGCACGACTGTCATGACGTTGCATGCTCAAACATGTCTTGGGCATCACAGTGAGTTCTTTGAGTTTGGTGTTGGTGCCCACTTCATGCAGCACACGATAGTATCCCCAGGCACGATCAGTCCGGGGTGTTTTCCACTCTTGCAATATCCAACTTGAACTGTTCTTTTTGTCATCTCCGCCTACGCCGAATGCAAATTCAACATTGGTCATACGCATTTCAGGAATGTTGTCGGACGTTCTGTCTCCGCCATTGGCAAACACAAGTTCATCGTCAGGATAATGCGCACGGACCTGCTCTATAAAATGACAGGCAGAACCGTCTGAATCATCAAAGGTATAAACTTCATTAACCATGCTCAAATTGTTGATGATACACAGGCGTTCGTTCCAGGGCATGAACGCCCGACCTTTTTTGCGTTCCAGCCATTCGTCGCTGTTTAGGCCAACGATGAGCATGTCGCCCAGTGTTCGTGCTGCTTTAAAATAGGCAATATGCCCAGAATGGACGGGGTCAAAGCCCCCAGTTACAAGTACAATTTTCATGCAGATATTTAACCAACATGACTCACACACCACCAAAAAGCTGTCCAGGCCTCAATGAAGAATATCAGCAAGAAAAATTCCATTTCTGCCAGGTCTCGCTAACAGCGTTCTTGATCAGTTATTTCAAGTCAGTTTTATTTCTACAGTGGCTCGTTTTTTGCCAACAGCTTCTACTACCACATCAACAACTTCAAACCCGTCCACACCTATAAAATTAGTTTTGGTGCCTTTGCATCGTATATCTAAAATAATCCTTGTATTTTTGTGCGAATGTTTTTTCATCAAGTCAATGTAGGTCTTTACAGGATAGTGATGTCCACAACTGAGCCAAGATGTTATCAAATCAAATTTTATATTTTCATCAATATTGATGTTGTTGGTATCGATCAAGTGATAATTTTTTGTGCCTAGTTCTTGCAGTTTGGCATCTAAAAAGTCAAAAGTATGATAAAAATACAAAGAGTCTGACGTTGTGTTCCAATTGCCATAAGAAGCAGACTCGGGTTTGTTGGTATTTTGTTGTTGATCGCCATCCAGTAACCACAACTCTGTACCGTATTTTTCTGCAAACCAACGAGATTCGTGGGCAAACCCGCAACCAATGTCCAATAACTTGCCAACAGGCCGCGACAAATAAGCATCAACTGCCTCAAAATTGGCTCGTTTTTTGGCAGTGTATCTTTCTGTGGTCCATTTGCTGGCCCATTGTGCAGAATCGTGTGCCCCTTTGTCTGGATTGTCTATGTAGTTGTTTAAGGGGTCTTTTATTTGTGTCATAATGTATTTAGTTTATTAAACCGTGATATCTTCCATGCCTGCTGTGCGCAAGCGAACCACATGACCCATTTGCCATTGTTTGGTGTCCAGGCCTTTCATGATGCCCAGCCAACGATTACGCAACAGCGCCACTTCGTTGATGATGGTTTCAAAGTCCACAACTTCTTCTTCACCATCCACATACTTTTCAGCGTCACGTGATGTCAATGCTCGAGCATATCCTTCCAGATACTTTTGGAAATGCCGGCGCCGTATCTTTCTCAGTTGGATGTTGAGATAGTTCAACACTGCTTCAATCTCTTGCAACTGATTGAACCTGTGTTCAGTTATGCCCGGCAGTGCAGTGATGTTCTTTTCAACCAGGCCACCAATTTTACAGTCACGTTTGGCGTCTTGCAGTTCGTTTTCAAAGTGTGCAATGAAATCAGGTATGTTGCCTAGATCAGCAACTACTTTGCTATACCACATGATGTTCTTCTAGTGCCAGCCATTGAATCATCGAATTGGGAAATACGTTCAATGACAACTTTCTTCTGGCTGCAAATTCCTGCAGGTATTGTCGGAATTGACTTTTTTGTTGATCTGTGTAAGGTTGTTCCAGGGCCTGTATTATTTGATCCTTGATTGAAATATCACTGACATTTAAATTTTCAATTAGTTCATTTTTTATCTGCTGATCCAACACATTTACTGCGAGAAAATCTGGCTCTGCACAAAATTGATATGTGATCTCATAGTCTTCAAAATACTTTTTAAATGCAAAAATATCAAAAATAGTGATATTGCTCACAACTGATCTGAAAACTACCTGACAGCCATGAGTCTTTAAAATTTCTAAATTTGTTAAAAACTTATCAAAACTGTTGCCATGTCTCACAAACTCATACTGATTGTTCAGAGATTCGGCGCTGACAAAAATTGTGATGTTTGACCAATCATTTATTTTGCCCAGTTGATGTTTCAGTCTGTTGGGATTCACTCCCAATCCTGTGAATAATCTAATGTGCGTGGATTTTGATAATTTGTTTACTATGTCGGGCACATGATTGTATAAGAATGGTTCGCCGCCGGCGAAATCAACAGTTTGTACACTGTCAAATTTTGCAATTTCTTGCATGAGTAACTCGTAACCATACGATTCAATGTGTTCACCCTGGCTGAGTTTGTTGACAATCTTGTCCTTGACGGTGATCTGAAATCGATCTCCCGGCAAATAATCGCCGTTTTCCTGGATATCTCTATACCAAGCTGAACTGAATTCTTTGCAGCAATACACACAAGTTAAATTACAAGTTGAGCCTAGAGTAATCACCAACGTTGTTGGTTGTGCTTGAATTGATAATGGTTGTGGGGTCTGAGCTTGCATCATTGTGCGTCGACTCGGCAGTCCCTGACGTTCAGGAGACCAGCACATGTCTTCACAACTGGCAGCTGGTTGATTTTCCAACATCTGTTGCCGTTCAATCTGCAAGTTGGGTGTGTTAAACAATTGCCCAGGATTGCGTGATAACCAAGACAAATCTATAGGTTGTGCAACTGCAACATTGCATGATCTAAGATTGCGCCTTTCAAAATCCACGGACAAAATAGAAAATTTCTGACTGCAAAAATAATTTTTAATCTCAGTAGTCATCTTCTTGATTGTAGTTGTCTTCGTCCTCAAATTCTTCTTCTTCCTCTTCTGCATAGTCCTTGTCGTTGTCCAAGTATGCAGTCAAGGCCTTTTTGATGTCCGAATCACCTTTAAAGGCATTTTTGATTTCGTCAACGCTATGATCATGATCAATCAGGATGGTCACAATGCTTTCAGCAGCCTCCATACGATCTACCACGTTGACATATCGTTTTAACTCGCCCCAAATTTCGCTTGCTACTTCTGCTGACATTATTCTTCCTCCACAGTGTCGACTGTACTTACCTCAGTCTTGATGTTCTTGAAGTCCACCATGACTTTGTCTAGGCAACCATCATCGTTCTTTTCCCAGGCCTTACGGAACTTCTTGATAACTTCGCCATCACTGGTGGTGAACACCAGGCTGTTGCCTTCACGCTTGAGCAGCTCTTTTTTCTCAATCAAGTCAGTCAATCCTGAATAAGGGCTCATGCCTGTTGTGTAGGGAATCTTGACCTGCACACCTTCAAACGGTTTGGCATAGCGTGTTTTCATGACTTTACAGCCTGCACGGATACCATTCACATCTGACACTTTGTTGCCATCTTCGTCCTCTTTCAGCTTCATCTTTTTCATTGCAACCACAATGCTCGAAGCATAGATAAAGCCTTGACCTCCGGAGATCTTGTCATCTGGATCAAACATATCTTGGCTGGCGTATGTGTGATTGGTACAAACCAAGCCCACGTTGTAACTACCAAACATGTTCACACAGTTACGAACCAAGGCCGTAAGCGCTTTGGGTTTGCGACCCAAGTCGCCTTTCATTTCGCCTGCGTCAAACTGGTTGACGTCTGTGGGAGTCAACAACATGCCCAATGAGTCAATCACAAACATGACCTTGGGACGTTCGCCCTCGGGCAAGGCTTTGTAGTCGCTCATGAATGTTGATATGGTCTTGGCCACGTCATCGATCATGGCCATGCTCAACTTCAACAGTTTGCTTTCGCTGGTGTCCACCCCCAGTGCTTTGAGCCAGTCTTCGTCCAGTGCGTTTTCACTGTCAATCAACACCACAAAGATGCCTTGCTCTTGTGCGTTCTTGACAATGTTGCCTGAACAAATATAACTTTTGCCTGCACCCGAGTCGCCAGCAAACACTGTGACCTTGCCTAGAGGAATGCCGCGATTGAAGTCGCCTGAGATCAGGTAATTCAATGCATAGTTACCTGTTGAGATCCAGTCTGTGGGATCATTGAACCCAATGCTGAGTCCATCAATGCTTTTTGTTATTTCCTTGCGGAATTTACTTACGTCAAATGGTTTTCCCACGATTTGTTCCTTTAAAGTTTATGTTATTATATTATAAAATATCTGCAATGTCAACATGTAGATTTATATACGATTTCCAAAATGTTCCAACTAGATTAGCATTGAAATCATCAAGCCCCAAGTCTGAGTACAGTTGTTGTATCATGTGCAAGAATTTGTGTTGATCAAAAATATTGCTGTCTATATCAATCATGATAGGATCAGTACTGATCAAATTCCATCGATAAAATTGACCCATTTCGGCGAGTGTGTGTTCTGGGTAACCAGTCAGCCGGTTGATATTGAATCCTATGTTTTTGAATTCAGTCCATGTTGGCCAATCTGTGCCGGCCAACTGTTGATATTTGGATTGACAATAATTTCCTGCATGTGCGTCAACGTTGTCATTTTCGCTCTTTAACCGGGCTGATATCAAACTAAATTTACGATGATTCACCAGCATCACAATGCTGGCTCTGGGCCAGACTTTGAGAACATTTGACGCTTGGTCTGGCCCAGAGTGGCAAGTGATAAAAAATTTCATGTTTGAAATTGACAGTCTTTTTGTGATATCATTTGTATCATTGTCGTCCGAAATGCCCTGTGTCCATTTCCGTGCGACTGATGGCCCAAACAACTGGCGATCTCCCAATTCGTAACAATTGATCCAGTTGATCATGTCACTAGCTGGAGGTAGAGTTTTCATGACTGAAGATAATCTATAGATGTAATCGCCAGGATTATCTATCAAATGTTCGGCAATCTCACGATCTTGAGGTACACAATGTCGACTCAATGCCAGGCAGTTCATAATAAACTTTCCGCCGGCAAATCTAGGAAACTGCATCACAATAGGATTTGTTGATTGGTAATCAGTTGGCATGAATTCTCAGGTGTTCTAGATACCTATTACTGAAGTAATGATCATAATTGTATTCGATTGTGTCTTGTTCCATAAGATACAAGTCATGCCAATCTTGCACGGATAATTTGCTGAATTTAGAAATCATACACATCAATTCAACCAGTCGTTCCACAGGGTTTTGTATGTTATCAAAGCGGTAGTCAAACAATTTAGTGTAGCGTTTAAATCCGTAATATTTTTCCACATGGTCATGCCATCCTGGTTGTGCATAGGCTAAAAATAGTCCACGGGTCACTATGCTGTACAAAAACTTTTCAGTAACAAATGGATAGTAACTAGTGGCCTTGGTTTCACTAACAATGTGTAAGAAACTCTTGGTTAACTTGTTTTCAAGATTGTAGATGTTTTGTTTGTGATCAAATTGTACGTGACCAAAGCTATTGATTGTGTTAAAAAATTTATCACTATCGCTGGATATAAAAAATTTGTTATAAACTTGATGTTGATCTGGCAGCAAGAAATCACCTAGATGCCCATCAATAATGGCCGAGTCAAATTGAAAATTTTTACTGCAATACTCTGAATTAAACCAATCAAATTTTTTTATTATTGACACCAATAGTTTTCTACTTACATGCGATGTCCCATTAAAACTACAAACAAAATTTTTATAATCCAGTTCTGGATGCATGTTATAATTATAAAAATGACCAGTGTTGGTTCTTTCCTGAACTTCTATTGAAAATGTAATTTTAAGATTTGGATATTTTGCTATTATGTTGTTGGTAAAAAATTGATGAACTGTGATGTCAAAAATCTTGTTCTCTTGGCTGGCAAAATCATTTAATCTTTTTAGGATTTTATTTTGCAAATCAATACAAAATCCGCCCATGTGGTCGATCAATAGAAATTTATCAGGTACCCAACTGGGGTCTTCTAATATTCGGTCATAATCAGGACAGTAGAATTTTATCATATATTTTAAAATCATCAAAGATATTCACATAATGTTACATTATTTTTGAAAATATATAGATGTCGCATACAGAGAATAGATCGCAATCATACAATTTTAGGTATTAAATAATTTTCAACATACCATCGGTGACCATCAACATTTGGATGATGTGGATTAAAAAAATCAATC